CAACTGGGAGTGTATATTCACAAGTTTCACATAAGTCTGTATCAAAACTTGCTTCAAACAAGGTTTCGTGCTGTTACTACACAAGCGGATAAGATCTCCACCAGCAAGCAACTGTTCTTTCACTTTTTCAGCATAATTCTTATTTCCAATAATTGACTGAACACGAGAAACAGCACAGATCGACATAGAAACCGATCTCCATTGCTCAATATCATATTCAAGCCTATCATCAGAAGTACCAAACCGATAGGTAATAGCCATCTTCAGCACAGGGGGCAACAACATCAACAAGGTCTTAAAGACACTTGCCAACACTGTTCCACCAGCCATCAAAGCAATCATCGTTTGAGCATAACGTTTCACTCTAGAAAAGTCTTTCTCACCAAGTCCGATAATTGTTAAACAAAGGGAACCCACCAAGGCCATTAAATCCAAGGGGCCTTGGGGAGCGTAGGTTCCAAACAAAGAGGTAGCTCCTCTTACCGACAAATCGAAAATAGCATGCGCAACATTATCTGTCACAATTTGCATCAAGCGAACCACCACCCATATTCCAAAAAGAACAGAGGAGGTTATCACCAAACGCTGAGTATTATCAACAAGATTTAACACCTTGTCGGTAAACTCACCAAACATGCACTGGCATAAATACACAACGAAACCCTTAAAAGCAGTCTCAACAGCATTCATCACAGTAGAAGACAGAAAAGCAATAAATTGCTTAATCTGTGACCAATAATGAGAACACAAATTTGAAACAAACTCCGTAACGGTAACATTAGGATCCATCCCTTCATCGGGGTAGCCAAAAAGGCGCTTCAAAACAGTAGAAACGCTTTGGCCCTGACCGCGAAAAGCGTCAACATTGGCTTTAAAGCCCCAATCTGACGAATCTCCCATCAAAGTTCTGACTTCATAAGCCAGAGACAAGAACTGCAAAGCATGTTCGAACGTAGATCCGTTCGCAACAAGAATCTTCAACAAGTCCCGGTCAGTACATACCTTCAACATTCGATAGGCAACATGTCGAGAGACTTTATCAAAGAAGATTTTATCTTCAATGGGTGTGTCTCTGTCATTACCAGTGTACGCGCGTGAACGCATAACACTGAAGCTGCAACTAATCGTATAAAGGATTTCTTCCCACTCTTCAATAAGACGTGGGTTAACAACACTTCCTTCAATAATTTGCTTCGCTACACCAGAAAAGGTGCAACAAGAATAGTCACCAACTATCCTTCCACAATCACAATCTACATTGTGAAGTAGGTTCTCTCCCAAATGGGAAATAACAGCAGTTTGTCCGCCTTGTCCTAAGACAGGGACTTCCACACTCTGAACAACAGAGATAGGCGCGAGGTTTTTGATTGAAACCCAATAACGGGTAACGGAGGGGATAAAAGAATTCGCAATTCAAATAAAAACTCAAGGGTTTAGCCAAGAGATGCACGTAGAATTAAACGGCATTTTATGTCACGTGACGTAGTGACTCATCCTTCTGGGACACGGGGGCTCTTAGCCGATATAGATCGAC